CCAACAAAAATGTTATCGCCCGGTGAGCTAAAGGAAGCGGCATTGTTTTTGAAAATAAAGCTAAGAAGCCTGTTTTCCAAAAAACTGGTTGCTGCATTTGCTGTTGCCATCGTTTCTACTCCTTATGTGCGGGGGCGTTCTGGCAAACCCCTACGGTAAGAGTCGCTGTTCTCTCTAGCTTCTCCAAGATCCTTAAAGCGAGTTACTGCTTCAGCAAATTGTTTTTCGTAGAGCTGAAGTATGTCGGGTTCGCCTTTCATGTAAATATACGCTTCATACAAGGAACCGTAAAGCAAAGCGTTGGGAGCGTTAGTGCTCAACCATGTGGTGCCGCTCTCTGCCCCGGCGGTTAAAGATGTTGGCCGGTAGAAATAATGAAACTCACAAACATAGTTGCTGTCCGGAGTCGGACCCAAAATCATATTATCAACGTCGAAACGTGCGTAAAAACGTGGAGTCCCTGTTGTTGCAGAATTTGGATTAAACTCTTGAATAAAATTAACATCTTTTTGCAGTAAAAATTCTTTGTTACTGCCGTTCGTAATGGATAAAGAAAAAGAAGCTAAAAAATCTGTCGGCAAGGCTAGGAAAGGGTCATTCTGCGAAACAGCACTCGTGGCATTCTTGCGGAAATATTCTAGATCAACGAGGTAAAAGAGTCGGTCCTCGGCGGCGCGAATGAAGTCATCAAGATTTGATACAAAAGTAGTTTCAGTATTATCTGTATACTCTTGTATGGCTGTTTTTAATTGTGCGAACGTATACGCCATTTATGCCTCCAAGGTCACCGGCCCGGCAGTCGCATTTTCACCTCCCCCGCGTTGACCACCCGTGGTGGCTGTACCGGAGGATGCCGTAAACGTGTAGGTGTCGGTATCTGTAACCGTGATCGAATAACCTGAACTATTTTCAAGAACAGCGCTTGTAAACCCATCAAATCCATTTACCTTTCTAAAACGAACGGTGTTTCCCGTGGTCCGGCCATGACTGACCTCTCTCACCGTAATAACTGCACTCCCCGAAGACCCCGATGTAAACGAATCTTTTACCAAAATGCGTTCTAGCGCGGGTTCTGTTCTATCCGGCCTAGCGTCAGCTAAAGCTTCTGGGTCTGTCCTAGAACGAAAAGGTCCCAACTGTTCATGCTTAGGCTCAAACTCGTCCTTGCTTACAAGAAGGCCGTTCCATTCTCGGCGCATGTCTTTGTACCGATATCGAAGCCCGGATCGATCCGATACAGCGTAAGCATTTTTTCCCGTAGCAAACTTTGACATCAATTCACCCTGAAGTATTGATAGTTTGGTACGACATTATAAGACGCACGATCTCGGTCCTCAGTCATAGCTCGCTCAAACTCTTCTTCATACACCGCTTTCAAAAGTTGAATACGGTCTGGAGCTCGCTTTATAGAGATATAGTAAGCTAATCCTGCGGCAAGACAGGGGTAGAAACGAAAAGGAACCTCTACGGTATTAGTTGCAGAATCTGCATCATCCATACGGGTCAAAGCGTTGTAATGAATGACATCCGTGCTATTTTCGGGAGTAGGCCATAATTTCAAAGAAGGCGTGATCTGTCGATCTAAGAAAAACTGAGCAGGACGACCTTTTGTAGTTTTTGTAGGAATATTCTGATAAGCATCCCGACTGATGCGCTCCAGCGCAAAGTCTGTGCTGCTACGGCGAACAACAGCAGACAAAATGTCAATCACATCAGTTCCCAACGAATAAGCAGAGGTGCCTTCCGTAACAGTTTGTGTGCGCTCTGTAATAGTCCATTGATTTAAACCGCGATTGGCCCACTCGGCCAACATCAGATTCAAAGACCGCCGCGCTGTCTTGAGGTCGTAACCCGTGCGAACCTCAAGCCCACATCGCTCAAAAGCCTCTTCGACATAGTCAGCAACGTCTAACTCAAAATTTGTGCTACCCGAAGTTGCCATCACTTTTTCTCCGCATACAGATTATCAAAAATCTGATTTACGTCCATGGTATAGTCTAAATCCGATTTTGAATAGTGTATGTGTTGAGACGGTAAAAAGTCGGGTGGACCATCCCCTGTTTCAAACCAAGCAGGGTGTGTTACTCGCACACGATTGTTAGGCAGCGCAACGATATTGCCTGTGTACGGCCCCGCATCCAAAAGTTCCAAAACATGACTTTGTTTGTGCTGGGCGGGATCGTCTGCAATCTCACTCTCAGTGTAATCCACGGTGAAATAGTATTTAGCCGGGTAAAACTCAGGCCCTATTTTGGCAATCCACGGGCAGGGGTGAGCTCGGTCTAAACGATAAACTGCGTGTGTATGGGACATGCAGTCCCAAGGTTGAGCCAAGTGGACGGGCATAGGTTCCGGCCATTCTTCAAGAGGCGTATCCCCAACAAGAGCAGTTATGGGCATTCTTGCCCACATCGCACCCCCGTGAACATTGGGTTGGTCAGTTCCGTCCACTTCACAACCGGTGAATATCATTTGAAAGCTCAAACAACGACTAGGCATAGTCGTCACTGCGATAGCCATGGCGTGAATAAACTCACCATGATAATTCAAATGATTACAGGTGTATTCCTTCCGCACCCAACACTTGAAGTGCGGAATATTGCTTTGGAGATATGGCAAGTTACTTTACCTTGCCGCCCTTGGCATAACCTTTCTTCTTCATCATGCCGCCGCCAGCCATCTTGGCGACCTTACCGCCTTTGGCATAGCCCTTTTTCTTCATGCCCACAGCACCGCCAGCCGCCATTTTGCGGACTTTACCGCCTTTAGCCATGCCTTTGGCTTTCACCTTACCGCCTTTAGCCATGCCTTTGGCTTTCATGCCGCCGCCAACAAGAGTGGCTGCGTACTCGTCCATCGTCATATATTCTTTAGCCATTTCACGCTCCTACGCTTGACTTACTGAACCCTTAGTTCGTTTTCTGCGGTCAGGCATTACTGCCCCACACCCCCGGGCGACCGCTGTCCCGGCTACTTTTTTGCCCCTGAACGGCCTTTTGGCTTTCGTTTCGTAGCCGACCGCCCCGCCGTTTTTGAGGTTGGTGACTTTTGCTCGCTTGGTGTTTGCGACGACGGTTTTGCCTTTGGATCCAGCTTTTTTCTTTTTACGAGCTGTTGTAGCTCGTTCAGCTTTCGAGAGGCTATTAGCTTTAGCTCTTGGAAGGCAACGATCAGGGTTTTTCTTATCTTTTGAAGTACCGCAAGGGCCTTTGATAGAGCCATCACTGCCAATCCTTACCCAATCCTGTTTCAACCATTGTTTTAACTGTCCCATCAGACTTTCTTTCTTTTGGTCAGCTTAGAAAGTGTTTTGGCTTGTCGAGCATGAGCCTTAGAGGCTTTTCTCAACTTACCAGCTACTTTCTTAATTTTTGCCCTGTCGCGTGGTTTCATGGGCCTCACTTGCCCCTTCTTTTGCCGCCTTTTGACTTTTTGGCGTAGTTGGGGTCTTTGCAATATTTAGATGCGGCCAAGTTTGCATACGCCGACGGGTATGTGTCAAACGTCCGTTTAGCCCATGCCTTTCCCTCCGGACAAATCTTGCCACCACTTTTCACCTTTCCGCCTTTTTTCATGCGGACAACATTGCTTTTCCCCGTTCTGCGAACAGGGCAAGCACCAGATCCAAGATTCACTACACTTCCCATTAGAACACCTTTTGAGCAATGGCCGCTGCAACGATCAGACCAGCAATACCCCACAGCCGTCTATCGAGCTTGTCCAGTTGACTTTGAATATCCGAATACCGGCGGTTACACTCGGCTTCGTGCTTTTCCAAAAGCTTTAAAACGTCCTCGGCCTTCATCAACACTTCCACCTTCTACGAGCTTGGCGCAGCCGTGAATTAGGATTCTTCGCTGCTTTTGGAAACTTTTTCATCTGCCCAGCAGAACGAGCGCAGAAAGACTTTCTACGCTTCGCATCTTTGCTGCCTTTTTTGACCTTGCCTGTAACCGCTGTTTTAAGCTTACTTCCGGGATTAGCCTTCCTGTAAGCCGCAACACCAGCCTTGGTCATCCCCGCCCCAGCTTTAGTGGGGCGGAAATTCTTTTTGTTGCGCGGCGGCATTTTTGCCTTACGCCTAGCCACGTTTCACCTAGTTAAAAAAGAACGTCACTGCTGTGATATTGGTCAGAGTTCCAACAAAGATGTCGGTCACTCTAATACCTTCAGCAGGGATGTTCACAGAATGTGTATCTGAGGCATTGAAGTCCAAATCTAGGACTGTAGCGCCGCCAGAACCATCTGTAACAGTGAGCCGTGGGGTTCCTGATGCAGTCTTCAACTGAATCTGCCGGATACGAGCAGGACCAACACCGAGTGAACCCGTGCCGGTAATTCGCTTCGTCTTAACGTCAGAGCCCGCCATAGCTTACCCCTCTTTCTTTTTTGAAGCCTTCTTTACGGTCTTTTTGACAGGCTTTTTACCGCCGTTGAGCTTACCCATGATAAGCCTCTTACGATACAGCAGCAGAGAAAGGAGTAGCTTCGGAGCCGGTTGCGGCACCACGAGCGACGACAGAGAACACGTTTGACGCTACGTCTTGAATTTCAATTGTGCCACCAAGGATCCCGCCAGTGGTCGTACCATTCAACGTGATCGTGTCGCTTGTTGCGGCAGTTTCAAAAATAGACGCCGTATCCGCGCTGTCATTAGCTACAATCGCTAGACCAGCCATCGTGTCATCGCCGTTGGCTACCTGAATTTTGTAACTGTTTGATGTGACGGTAGTAGCCACAAAAAACCTGTAGATGTTGCCTGTGCCGCTCGCCGCTGGAAGAGTAACAGTCGCGCCGCTAGCTACGCCTAAAACCATTGTGCGGCCAGCGTTGGCGGCAGAGGTCAGCGTTACGTCAGCAGCTACAGATACGAGAGAATCCGATCCCGAAATGAAACCGGCAGTAGAGGTCACGGGACCCGAAAAAGTGGTGGAAGCCATATTAGTACCCCTTGCACAAGGTTTCGCTTTGTAGTCCGTGCAATGTCAGGCGGGCATGAT